GGACAAGCGGGTGACGAGGATCGAACTCGTGACAAGAGCTTGGAAGGCTCGCATGTTACCGCTACACCACACCCGCATTGGTGGGCCTTACATGAGAGATGAGGTGGTGGTGGTATCTCTCAATGCCCAGCGACTCAGATAGGATTTGAACCTATGACCGACTGCTTAGAAGGCAGTTGCTCTATCCAGCTGAGCTACTGAGTCAGGTGGTAGTTCCTATCGCCGCTAACCCTGAACTACCAAGGAGGTTACCGCAGTTGATCATGCCCTTTCGATTCCGTCGTTCATGTCAACAAAGTCATCATACTGCTCTTGAGTGATTTCGTCAAGTGATACAACCTCCAGATCTTCCTTAGGATCAAACCACTCATCAAACTCTGCCATGATAGCAAATGAATCGTAGATTCTATCTACACCCTGTCCATTGTATTCTTCAACTTTATCAATTGCCCATTGTCGAACATCTGCAACGATTTGCTCAGTCTCCATCATAATAGTCTTTTCGGAAGTACCTGCTGAGGATGTTGCTATTGTAGTATGCAGGTCCACCTGTGTCAAGTGATTCGGTGAGTACCCCGTGGGCGAAGAGTTGTCGGGTTTCTTCAAAGTTTGTTTTGCCAGGTGTTTTATGTAATGACAGGATAGTTCTACTAAAATTCTGTCGCCCCAAGAGCTCAATGTCTTTTTTAAGTTCTGGACAAGACCCATAATACTTTTTCCAATCTGATTCTGATTTTACTTTGCGTTTCTTTCCTTTTGGCGTTCGATGCTGCCAAAAATACTTTCGCCCAATGTATTGTCGTTGGTTTGTGAGATTGGTAATGTTATAAACAAAACCATAGTAGTCGTGAACATCGTCACTAGTAAAAGGTCTCTCCAAATAGATCCATGGATTTTCATAATCAATATCGATATTCATCAATAATGTTTAACACCTTGTCGAGATATTTATGCGCCATATCTCGATCCCCTTGCCACACAGTGTCTGGCTCTTCGTATACTTCATTTTTCAATTTGAGTATACGGTTTTTCAACTCTTCTTTTTTTAGTTGATTTTTAGGCATATAGGGGGATCACACTCCCCCTATTTAAGCACAAATTAGAGTTGGAAACCACTGAATGTGTCCTTTTTCACATCTTGCTTGATACCACCAACAACATAAGACTCAACTTCTGTCTCCTGTGGTGCCACCTGGAGACCCTTGGAAGAGATCCAATGCTGCGTCCAAGGCAGTGGGTTAGCAGATGCTGCAATATCATAGACTGGCTTCAATCCAATACCCTTGAGACGGCGATTGGCAATCCACTCAACATACTGCTGTAGAAGTTTGTCATTCAAACCAATCATAGATCCATCTCTAAACAGATAATCTGCCCAACGCTTCTCTTCATTCACAGCATTATCAAATGCCTTGTAAGTCCACTCTTCTTCTTCCTTCATGATCTGCTTCATTTCAGGATCATCACCCTTTTTCCACTTATTCAGTATGTTTTGAGTGATCGCAAGATGTTGATTTTCATCGCGAGCGATAAGTGAGATGATTTTAGCGGATCCTTCCATAAGTTTAAGTTCACCAAATGCAAAACTGCAAGCGAAACTAACATAGAATCGGATACCTTCTAAAATGTTGACATTTGCAATTGCCCTATAGAGTTTACGCTTCAGTTCACGACGCTCAATATTACCTGACATATGACCCTCTGCAGCGAGTTCCCACATCATACCATTATCATATTGATGAGCACCCTGAATGAAGTTGTCATAACCCTCTGTGACACTTGCAGCACGTTCTAGGATGCGATCATCGGTGACAATCTTATCAAAGACCTCTGAGGGGTCTGCATAGACGTTCTTGATGATGTAGGTATAGGAGCGACTATGGATCATTTCCATGAACCCCCAGACCTCCATACATGCCTCTAGTTCAGGCAGAGAGCAGTATGGAATAAATGCCATGCCAGGGCCACGACCCTGAATAGAATCAAGCATGATCTGATACTTCAGGTTAGAAGTATAGATATGCTTTTGTTCTGGACGTAATGTTTGATAGTCACCACGATCCTTCTGCAAAGAAACCTCTTCAGGTCTCCAGAAGTATCCTAGTTGTTGTGTGGTGAGTTTATCAAAAATTGGATATTTGTATGAATCGTATCTCTGGACACCCAGAGGTTTACCGAAAAACATCGGTTGCTTTTTAGTATTAACTTGTTCTGTGTTAAAGACTGTCATACCTTTAACCTTAGTTTTCACATCTTCCACTGACGACACCTTAAACTGCACAGGATTCACACTCTCCCTCCTCGGCTTGTTCTAACTCGTTTAACAGATTATCTAAAGAAGATTTCTCTTCTTCTACCTCATCATTTTTCATGTCATGAGTATTCTGGTAGTAAGAAGTCTTCCAACCATACTTATATGTAGTTAAAAAGTCTTGTGCCATGGTGGACACAGGAACTTCATTGTCAGGATAGTTCTCTGGATTATAACTCCAGTTGCCAGAAATTGCCTGATCAAAGAATTTTTGCATCACAGACACAACATTAATATAACCACGATTGGACTCCATATCCCAAAGAAGCGTATAATTGTTTTTAAGAGATCCGTATTGAGGAACAATTTGTTTGAGTGGACCCTTTTTGGATTTCTTAATGGACAAGTAGTCTCTAGGTGGTTCAATTCCATTGGTTGCGTTTGACACAACGGAACTGCTCTCCGATGGCATTTGTGCGGACAATGTGCTGTGTCTGAGACCGTAAGTGGAGATAGATGCTCTAAGAGACTCCCAATCATGTGCCAACTCCTGAGATGAAATCTCGTCTACGTCCTTCTTGTATGTATCAATTGGTAAAATACCATCAGCATACTTGGTGCGACCAAAGTCATGGCACCATCCCTTTTCTTTCGCAAGTTCATTAGAGGACTTCAGAAGATAATATTGGAACGATTCGGCAAGACCATGGACAGCATCCCATGCTTCTTGTGTGTCATAATTATAACCCAACTTAGCAAGATAGTGTGCAAGACCAATAAAACCGATTCCAAGGGATCTACGTGCCTTTGTAGCACGTTCTGCAGCAGCAACTGGATACTCCTGATAATCAATCAATTCTTCCAGTCCACGAACTGCCAAATCACACAAATCTTCTAGTTCTTTATCAGATTTAACTTGACCTACATTCACTGCCGACAGGATGCACAAGGCAATCTCACCTGCAGTATCATCAATATGATTGATAGGATCTGTAGGTAGCGTGATTTCTTGGCAGAGGTTACTCATATTCACCTTATCTTTGAAGGAAGAGTGAGTATTGCAGTGGTCAATATTCATAATATACATACGACCAGTCTCTGCTCTCTCCTTCAAAAGATTAAGGATCAGTTCTTGTGCCCCGATAGTCTTTCTTGGAACAGACTCATCTCGTTCAAAACTAACATATAAGTCGTCAAACTTATCAGTCCCAAAAGCATCATAGAGACCCGGCGTATCATGCGGTGAGAACAGGCTAATCTCTCCATTCTGGATGAAACGTTCGTAAAAAAGTTTTGAAATCTGGATTGAGTAGTCAAGTTTTCTGACACGGTTGTCCTCCGTCCCTTTGTTGTTCTTTAGAACAAGAATATCTTCTATTTCTTGGTGCCAGATAGGAAAGTGAACTGTAGCAGAACCACCTCTGATGCCGTTTTGAGTGCAGCATCTGACAGTGCTTTCAAACTTTTTGAGGAAGGGGACCACACCTGTGTGTTGTACCTCTCCACCTCTGATTTTAGAGTTGATCCCACGGATTCTACCTGCGTTAATACCGATACCAGCCCTTTGTGCGACGTATTTACCAATAGCCATATCGCTGCTAAAGATACTATCGAGGGTGTCATCAACATCAACGAGAACACAAGATGCAAATTGACGCAATGGTGTCCGTACTCCTGCCATGATTGGCGTTGGGATGTTGAGTCTGTGTTTGGAGATTGCGTCATAGTACCTCTTTACGTATGACATGCGGGTGTCTTTTGGATACTCCGCAAAGATCGTCAGGGCAATCATGATGTACATGAACTGTGGAGTTTCATATACTCCACCATTGCTCCTATCTTGGACTAGGTATTTATCCGCAACTTGTCTTAGACCAGCATATGTGAACAGGAAATCACGATCATGATCAATAAACCCATTTGCTTTATCAATTTCTTCTTTTGAATATTTGAGGAAAATATCTTTATCATACACATCAACAGAAGTGCATCCCATAATATGATCCTCAAGAAGAGGAAGTTCTTTCATTTTACCATAGAGACTTTTCCTAATAGAGAAAAGAAGAAGTCTAGCTGCTACAAACTGATAGTTGGGATGATCAAGATCAATCAGATCAGAAGCAGCACGGATAAGAATTTCTTGAATTTCTGCGGTGGTAATACCATCGTAGAATTGAATTCCAGACTTCATTTCAACTTGACTTGCAGAGACACCAGCAAGACCTTGACATGCCTCTTCAACCATCAGATGCATTTTGTCTAGATCAAGAGGTTCAATTCTTCCGTCTCTCTTTTTAACCTTAGTGCCGTTACTCATATTTTCTTCCAGGTGGTAAACTTAAGTTTTGCTTCTAATCCAGAATATGTATTTGATTCTATCACAGACTGCACGTCCAGTCCAGACATCACCATATCATTTATGTCCTTATCATCTATGCTTTCTGGCCAGATGACTACAGATTCTCCTTTACTAATAGTGTCTCCAATGCGCCTGACGATCTCACGGTTTCTTGGTTCGTTATCATAGATCCACACAGGATTGCTAATCCCCCACTTACTAACATCAGCGTCAGAACCACACATTGCAATCGAATTGCGAATGAACGTGCTGTCAAAAGGTCCTTCTGTAACATAGACTGGAGCATCTGTTCGGATGTTATCCAATCCATAGATTTTTGGTGCGTCATCATCAAGCATCACGGTAATGTATTTAACAGGACTGGGATTGATAGATCTTCCCTGAAAACCGATAAGGTTTTTATTGTAATACATCGGTATGATGATCCTGTCCTCATCATGTTTTGTATCATCAAAAGTGTGCTTTAAACTATTAGCAAACTTTTTAAAGTTCTCTGCATAGTAAAAAATGGAAGGATCGATCATCCTTGCAGTCAAATATCCAGCAGATCTTCCTTCTTCAGATGCTTTAGGAAGTTTAATCTTTTTCTTAAACTTAGGTGCCTCAAACTTAAATATAGGATCTTCTACGACAGTGGATCTACCAGTGTGTCCATCCTTAAATCGTTCAAACACATATTGCTTATGAAGAATAGGATCTTGGTTCTTCAAAAAACTACTAAAAGTCATTGAAGCACCACAGTTGTGGCATCTATAATTTACATCTGCTTTTACAGAATACAGATAACCCCTAGTTTTTGACTTATTCTTCTGAGAATCACCACAAATTGGACAACGAAAGTTATATAAATTTGACTTTACTCTCTTGAATTTTTGTAGTTTTGGTGATAGGAGATTAATAAACTTTGAATCAACGTGATTCATTCACAGAGGCTACCGCTGGTGCCACTATAGCACTTTCCATGGAAGAAATCAATGGTCTGATCGTTTTGATTGCTTGTGGGTTAGAAATTGCTACAATCGCTCCTATTGCTCCAAGTCCAATCCAAAGTTTTCGTTCCAATAATGATAATCGTTTAGTAGTGCTGTCATGATCGCTGTCCATTTTATCACGGAGTTTGTCGATTTTATCAAACAATACCGCGTCGATTTCCTCTTGCTTCGTAATTCTTTCCTCATGGACCGCTAACATGCGCGACACATTGTTATTTACCTCTGCAATTTTTTCAATAGCAGAGTCCAACCGAGAGACTAATGTCTCAAAGTTTTCAAGTCTTTCTTCTAGGACTGCAACCTTAATTTGATCTGGCATTTTCTGGTGTCCAAGTCTTTCTTACACCCTTCATGTAAATATATTTCTTTTTCTTCTTTACAGGGGGATCATCTCCTGCCTCTACAGTGCCTGCAATCTTACCTCCACCAACATTATTGGTTGGCTGCTCATAAAGATTTGAGCGAATAATGTCTAGAACTTTATTGTACGCCTTGTTTTTCATCGTAGATTTTGTAAAGTTCGGTCAAACAATTCATATCAACTTGAATATCATGGATATAAGTGTGCGGATACTCTGGAAATCTGCCTAGAAAAATGATAAAACTTTTCATGGCAGACCAAAGATCACCTTCAATCTTAAAGAACAACATTGGCGTTGCTGCTTCACCAAAAATGTTATAGAGAATTATAAAATGATTTAAGAGAAGATGGGTCTTAAGTTGACCCGTATTCTTATATCGTTTTAGTAGTCTTTTGATATATTTAAAATGATTTAAATCCCTATCAAAATCTTCTCTTGTTACGGCTTGAGGGTTCTCATAATGTTTAATAGCAAACAGAAGGAAATTATCCTCATTCAATTCATGAAATATCATATCATATCATCAGTTACCTGTAGTAGGATCAGAATCATATGCTGGAGAGTTACCAGTGGTGATACCGGACATTGCAACGAATGTCTCTTTCTTGACTCTCAGGTTGCCATGGTTATCGATGTAGGTAGTAACACCAACCCAACCAGCATGGTCAACCTGATATGCGCTGCCCGCAGCTTTACTTACACCATCAGCTGAAACGCCATACATGTATCTATCATATCCAGCAGTAAGTCTCTTAAATTCGATACTATCACCAGTTGCGATACCAGCAGTGATGGTTGCACCAAGTCCGACTATAAAGTTGTTAACGAATTCAATTTGAGTTCCTGCGTTAACTGCTGTACCAATAGTTTGTGCCAATCCAATTGCTGTTGCACCAACAGAAGTAATTGTAATGGTTTCAGATCCAATGCGAACATCAGCAGGGAATGAATTTCCAGAAGCACCAATTCCAGGAATGGTAGTTTGAGCAACAAACAAGGTAGAGAAACCTACAGCAGATGTTTGAGTTGCAGTTGCTACCGCAGTACCAATAGAAACGATAGAGATATTATTGCCATCATTGACAATGATATCACCAACTTGAATGTGTCTAATAATATCAAGATCTGAACCTAAAAGATCAACTGGGAGTATTGAAGCACCAACAGCGACACTCACATCTGTGCTGGCACCGCCGGTACGAACCACTCTGAAGGAAGGCGCAGAATGACTAAAGGTAGGATCAAGACTGAATGATGGATCACTAGTAGAATATTGTGGACATTCAGTGATAGTGAATGATGTTCCACCAATAGCAGATCCAATTAAACCGATGGTAGATGCAATACTCAGTGAAGTCGTGCTTGCAATACCAACAATAGTGGCATCACCAAAATAGGTGGCACCAGCACTTACTCTTCCTGCTACACCAAATCTAATTACTGAACCAGTTGCAGCAAATCCAGCTGTTCCGAATGTAGTTCCAGTTCCAATGACCTCAAGGGTGTCATAATTAACTTCTACGGTTCCCCCAGCTTGGACTGATACGTTATCATTATTGCCCCAGAGTGCCATGTTTCTCTCTCGATTAATTTATTTGCTATAAGATATTTATAAAATTATTCACCCTCACGGGCAGCAATTGCTTTTGTTACAACCTCTAAAAGTTGGTCATCCATTTCAGTTTTAGTTAACTTAACTGCCTTACCTAAGATAACTAAACAGATCTCGATTAACTTTTCTCCAAGTTCTTCGTTCTCAGGAATCTTGGCAACTGCGTCTGAAATAATTTTTGATGCGAGTGGGAGTAGAAATGAAAGCATGATTAACCTCAAGTATTATATTCTATATATCGTCACTCTTTGTTAGAAACATATCTTCTCAACTTTTTGTCGTAACGTTTTACTTCACCAGGACGTAAACGATCTGTTGCATCTTTTGCTTTATCATAAAATTTGCCAAACTTCATTCGCTTATCTGCTTTAGAGAACTTTTTTTTGTCAGCGTCATAACGTTTAATACGTTCAGTATTATACTCATTACTACCACTATAAATTTCCTTTACTTCCTTTTTATCAGGAAGACCCTTGTGCTTAGTTGATGCAAAATCTTTAGCATCCTTCTTTTTCATTGATGTGGCTGCTTTCGCAACTTCAGGTGATGGGTTGGTCATGTCACCTTTCTTGGTGGCATAAACCATACCCATAAACCTTTGTTGTGCTCTAGAAACCGCTGGCATTACTTCTTCTTGGTATCTATGATGGCACCCTTTCCATGCTTAGCACGGATTTGTGCTTTAACTACATCAAGCGCAGACATACCGGATGGTTTCTTCTTACCAAAATTAGTATTGGTATTCTTGGGAGGTCTACGATAATCCACATTACCAGCAACACCGCCACGCTCCATGCGACGATCCTTCATTGCATCAGATGCTTCCTCTTTAGTCAATGCAGGGCACTCTTCCTTTCCATGAACAGGGCAGTTTTTACCCTTTGGATTATGAACACACTCCATACCCTCACCCATTGCCTTGGTAGGTTGAGCATCACCACCAGTTTTCTTACTCAGATCTTGCTGTCTTTTCTGTGCGATCATTCTATCAATTCTTGCCTTCTTCTTTTGAAGTTGCAATTCTTGAGTGGTCATTGATGCTTCTTCAGAAGCAAATTCTTCATTCCTAGGATCTCTGTTACCTCTCATGGGTTGTTCACCAGCACGGCGACGTGCCTTGTTACCAGCACCCTGATCACCATATCCAGCAAACTTTCTACCGCCTTTACCACCGGTAGACTTCTTCTCATAACCAGGAGTTCCAGGACCCTCATTACGAGTAGCAAGATTGTGGAGAGTTTGACTATCTCTAGCAGTTCTCTTACCACCACCCTTCTGATAGGGAGTACCCTTCATATCTCTTGCTCTCATCTGACGCTGACCAGTCAACGCCTCATCAACAACTTCCTCACCCATATGGTCAGCAGCTTTGTAACGCTTGTCACCTGCCTTGTACTTCTGATAAGCAGGAGTGTTTGCCTTTTTATCAGCAGCAGTGACAGTCATGCGGTTGTCTTTTGGTGCAGCAGGTTCGCCACCATAGACTGCTTCAGAAACCTTTTCTTTACGACCTACACCAGCACCTCTATAAGTGGTTGGTTTCTTTTCTACAGGACCTCTACCAGATGCATATCCTGCTTTAGCAGCACTCTTAACACGATCTGATATTGATCTTACTTTTGCTTTTGCCTTACCAGGTGTTGCCTGAACTGCTCTCGCAGTCTTTGCTGCCTTACCAACTGCTCTACCTGCTCCCATAATTGCACTTTTAGCAGCAGACTTTAATCTATCCTTCATAGATTTTCCTGATTTCGCTCCCGAAGACTTTGCAATTGTCTTTGCTCTCTCCCTAGATGCTTTTGCTGCAGCTGCATAATAGTCTTCGTCAAGACTGTTTAATGCAGTCTCAATGCCAAACTCAACATCATCCTCAGAATATCCCTCTTCTAAAAGTTCACCATAGACGGATTCTATAACATAATCCATCTCATTGATTTCAATCTGCTCAATCAGAGTTCCACCCATCTCCTCAACTGCTTCTCCCAGTTTAGGATTGATTTTAATTTTATTGACTACTTTCTTTTCTTTGATTGGTTTTGAATCAATGTCATCGGTCATGATCTCAGAGAGATCTTGTCTCCATGCTGAGAAGGATTCAGTTTTGGTTTTAGGAACACAGTTGGGAACCATTCTGTTTCCCTTCTTCTTCATTCCAACTTGCTTATGAGTATCCCAACAAGGATCACCATCACCCTCAGTGACTTGTTGAACGGACTCTTTCTTCATCATCTTGCCTTTGATGGCCTTACCAATTGCCTTACGGCGCTTCATCAGATAAGAGTCAGTGCTGTCCTTCTTGCCGTCGTTATTAACATCACCATCTTCCTTACCTACAGGATCAAGACCTTCCATCTTTGCACCTGACTTATGTCTGGTTGTGCCTGCAGAATCAACATATGTTTCTCTTTCCTTTCTAGGAGATACATATCCAACACCAGGTACTACACCAGTCTTACCTGCAGCACGGGCTGCATTTCTCTCTGCTGCTCTCTGTGCTGCTCTCTTACGATTTCTATCATAAGAACTCATCGCTTCATCAACTTCAACTTCCTCAAAATGTGGGTTCTTCATAGAAGTTCCCATCTTTTCCATATCTTTACGCGCCTTTTCATTATTCTTCTGACGCTTCTTCATATCTGGTTCCAGATATGTGTCGTCTTTTTTCTCAGCAATTTGCTCTAAGTACACCTTTGAAATAGCATTCAAAGGGTTAACTCCGATTCCATTAGACATGGTAATACTATCTTACTTTTTAATCTTATACTTATTTATGAATTCTTCAATATTAAAGTTCTTGATTTTCTTCATTCCAACCGCTGCCATCGCATTCTTTCTATAACCACCAGTTCCCTCAAGAGTATTTGGTTTGCCTGGAACTCTTGTGCGACGTTCCATTTTCTTCTCAGTATATTCCATGACATCACGAATCCAGGATTTAAACATATAATCCTCCTCCGTTACACAGATAAGATGATTTGTCCCTCTGCGAATAATTTTACCAACTAATCCAGTATGAAGACTTTCTACAATATCACCCATACGATAGATAAGTCCTCCAACATATTGATTACGCAATCCTTTTGGATCACACTTAGGTGCAATCTCCCACATCTCTGCAACTTCTTTCTTCTTCTTAATTTTCATGCCAGCACGGACAGCATCAAATAGTGCTTGGGTATCTCCATCATCTAATTCTTTTGGTGTACCGCGACGGAAAGCATCAAAGTCATCATCAACAACAGCCTTTCTCATCTTAGATGCTGACATTCCCTCTACACCTTCAGCATCTGCATCTCTTACACCTGCAGAGATGACACGAATATTCTCAAAGTTATAGAGATCACCATTGTATTTGGTTGCCAGGTTCTCAAACTCTGCCTGACGATCTGAACCTACAATAATATTAACGTTTCTATATCCACCCTCATCTGCTGTGGTGAGAACATTGAAGATAGATTTCATCTCATCATCATTAACTATATTCTCTGCATAATCAGGGAACATCTTTTTCATAAACGAAACCTTCATGTCAGGATCCAGTGGGTTCTTCTTAGGATCTTGTGAACGTGAAGGATAGATCTTCATGTCTTCACCCTGCGCTGCCTTTTGAGCCGCAGCGAGTAGTTTACCGTGACCTACGGTAGGAGGATTAAAACGACCAAATGCAACGGTCAGAGTTTCTGTAGTCTCTCCAGAACCTTCTCCACCCTCACCTGCTTCTGCTTTCTTTGCGCCAGTCGCTTCAGGTGCAGTTTTTTTCTTCTCCGTTTCTTCTGGTTTTGCTTGTGCTCTAGGTTGTACTTTTGCTTCTTCTTCGCCCTTTGCCTTTTTCTTATCAACAAACTTTAGTTTACCATCTTCAGTGGTCGCAACAAATTTACCACGGG